ATTATATGAACAATGTAGAAGTATTATTCTAGATTTTGAAGCAACTAATAATAAAGTTGTTGTTTCTTATTCTAGTAGTATTCCTTTAAGAATTAATATTGAAGATTATCAAACATCAATTAATACCAATGATAAATATTATGAAGCATATGATGGTACTACAATTACTTGTTACTATTATAATAATAAGTGGAATTATGGAACTACAAGTTGTCCAGATATTAATACGTCATGGTATTCTCATCCAACAAAAACACATGGAAAAATGTTTGATGAAACATTATGTGAAATTCTAGGTTATGAAGATGAAAATACGGTTAGAAATTATTTTAGCGAATTTTTAGACAAAGAACAATCATATGTATTTACATTAATTCATCATGATAATATCCATATTATCAATTATAATATGATTCTAGGTGATAATTACAAAAAAATTATACATATAAATAGTAAAAAAATTGAAACATGTGAAGATGTAAATATAGATGATATGCCTTTATTAAAATATAATATTACTTATCCAAAACAATTTAATAATAGCGAAGAAGCATTTAATTATATGAATAATAAAGAAAATAATAGTTATGGATGCATTATTAGAAGAAACTCAAATGGATATACACATCTTGCAAAAATTTCACCACATGAAGTAAAATATAGAGAAGATACTGATCCGTGTAATCCTAATCCATGGTATAATATTCTTTCAACATATATGAAAAATCGCGTAGAGTATCATATTAATGATTATATTAGAGATTATAATCCAAGTATTGAAAAACTATATGATACTAATGGAAAAGAAATCGACCCAACATATTTAATTCATACATCAATTTGTACAATTAAAGATGTATTATTTAAACTATATACTGCAACAACAACATATAATACTAAGAAAAATTTATTTAAAATGAATAAAGGAATCGATAAAGATTTCGCTCCACTTATCAGATTTCATCTTGCAAAATTAAGAAGAAGACAAATTACTGTTTATATTGGTAATACAATTGGTTCTAGAGATGTTTACTATTATTTATGTCATTGTCTTCGTCCAAATAATTTAAAACAAATTATACAATTACTTACAAGTACAAGTGGTTATGAGATTAACGAGCGGTCATTAATGTGTCTAGTGACACTTAATAATCTATTAAATTAAACATATTTCGCCATTTATTTAAAAGAATATTTACATAATTATAATTTTTATTATTAAAAAATGATTTATCATGCAATCTATGAAAACAAATTTTTTTATCAATATTATAAAATTTTTTTTTTTGAAACCATAATTTAAACCATAAATCATAATCTTCAACACCATTTATATTAATATCATCTAATTGCCATACAGCATCCGTTTTTTTTAAGATAACACTTGAATTAATTATTGGATTACTATGAAAAAAATTATATTCTGTAATATCACCAACTGGTAATGTTGGAGATAATGACAAGGTATATCCATCTTTATTTATATAATAACAATGTGTTGCAACAACATCATAAATATCTAAATAAGGAACTTGTAATTCTAATTTATCGTTTGACCAAACATCATCAGCATCTATTAATGCAATATAATTATATTTTGCTATTTTAGTTAAGTAGTTTAATGTATCAATTTTATTAAATAAATTTAAATTTAAAATATTTACTTTATCATTTTTATCAAAAATATTATCAACTATTTTTTTAACATTATCATAAAAATCTTTACTATTATAATGTCCGTTTATTCCTATTATTAATTCCCAATTAGTATATGTTTGATTTTTAATAGAATTTAAAGAATAATTTAAATATTCAATACCATTGTATAATGGTAATAAGATTGTAATCATTTATATATATATATAAATATATTTTTAAATATATTTTTAAATATAAAAAAAAATTTATATTTTAAAGTTTGTTATAATAATTATTTTTTCTTGAATATAATATATCTATTTAAAAATGAAAATTGTTTTTGAACAGAATCTTTATCTAATTCTTGAATATCAATTTCAAGTCTATTTAATTGATGATTTTTTTCATCAATTTTATTCTTAATATCATTAAAATCTTTTTCAAATGTATTAGTTTCTAAAAATTCTAAATTATATTCTGCTGCTTTTTCAATTAATAAATCTAAATCGACTAAATATTCAGGAATTATTTTTTGGGTATTTTCAATAAATACTCCTATTTGTTTACCATATTTTTCATCATTATCTACATAATTTTTAGTAATTGCCCAAGTAATGACTTCAGTATCTCTTTCTAAATTTTTAATTCCTTTTAATGTAGTTGTATTATTTGTTTTAAACATATTATTAATAATATTACCATCCATAAATGTTGCAAAGAATATACCATTTTGTTTTAAATTATTAGCAATATTTGTAAAGAATCCATTTAATTTTTTCTCATTTTCAAAGAAATAATGAATTGCGAACTGACAACTGCATACAGAAAATTTATTAACACCTTTACCCGCAATATGTCTTAAATGATAGTGATTATTTACATTTCTATTCATTACAATATTTAATATTTCATAACTTTCATTATCATTAATAACTTTTGCAGCAGTGCCATTATTAATAGACTCTGCACAATCTCCAGCAGCAAATACAATATCTGGAAAATAAACTTTTTCTTCTTTATTAATACGCCTTGCTTGATTTTTCTTTTTTATTAATCTTGAATATCCACCACTTCTAGGGTTATAAATATTTCGTTTAACTAAATCAATTGATAATATGAATGAATAATTATATTCAATCCATCTATTCATATCACCACCTTCACCACCACATAATTCTAATAAAGAATTTCTATCTTTAGAATATTCATATAATTTTTTCTTAATAGCTTGATTATGAAAATTTAACATATGAATTGATAATAATGAATCTCTAGGAATATTTCTACTATAATATACATCATCCGATTCTAAAATTTTGTCAGTTGTATTGTTATATACATTATTTATATTTGTTTCCTGATTACCAATTATCATAGCATTTGTAATGCTATTGTGTATAGAACGCCAAACATTAATTGCAATATTTAAATCATTCATTGTTTTACTAATTTCACCTTTACTATAAAGTCTTGTTTTATCATCTCTAACCCGAAGAGGGTTCCATCTATGATTAATTGAAATTTTATTATTAACATCATAACTAAATTCTATAATTGAATTATTTTCAATTAATTGATTATCATGTGTTAATATAGTTCCTTTACTATTAATTTTAACTAAAGCAATTTCTATACCTGTTTCATAGTAAATAGTTGGTTTGAATAATGTTGGGATATAAGATACTAAATTATTTCTTTGTTCCTTAGCATATTTATGATCATATCTTAATCGTAAACCTTTCATAGGTCCAATATCTTCCCATTGTGATGAATTATAACCAACAAATAATTTTAATTCTCTATATTTCTCGCCATTTTCTTTTATAATTTTACCATATCTAACTAAAAAGTCAATTGTATTTTGTTCAGGTGGTTTCCATTTAAATAATCTATCCCATCTAACATTATCAGTAATTTGAACTGGTTTATTAGAATAATATGAATATAATGGTAATTTAGCGGGGGTAAAAATTAAACCATCAATTTCATAGGGATATGATTTATAATTTACTAAAATATCTTTACATTTTTCATATATAGAAGAATCTTTATCATTATATAAAAATTTTTTAACAGTAAATTCAACATTTGTTTTAGAGTTTTCAATATATGATTTTGAAAAATTTAAATGTGTTAATCTTGATAGGTCACCAAGTAAAGGCAAATTAGTAATATTTTTTCCTTTAATATAATACATATCAAATGCAGCGAATAAATGTTTTGACGAATTATCCTTTCTTTTATCACATGTAACATACTCACCATCAATTAAACTATTATATAAATTTGATAAAGATTTTAAACCAGTATCAATAACATTATATGTATTATTAATCATATATATATCACCAATATCATCAATATACATTAATAATCTTTCTCCATCAGCTTTCTCTGTAACAGTATAACCTTCTAATATACTTACAGAACCATATTCTTTTGGGTCAATTAAATTAACTTTTTCTAATGTAATAGGTTTAGGTGTTAATAATGGTATAGAACCCTTTTTATTATATGACATAATTTTAATATCATCTTTAATTAAATTATTATATTTTTTCAAAACATTATTTTGCGTTTCTTTTGTTATAATTTTAGGATATTGAGTAATATAATGTAATAAATTAAGTAAAGATTGAATAATATATTCTTTACTATTATTAGTAATTGTTATTTCGAATTTATAATCCTGTTTTTTTTTAAAAATATTAGAATCTTTTAAGGTAGTATAATATTCATTTTCACTTCTTTCAAGTATAGCAGAGTATTCAATATTATTCTTTTTATCTAAATATGAAAATTTTTTAGTTATTTTAAATTTTTTTTTATTAATTTTCCAATTTTCAGGTTCTTTTTCAATATTACTTTCTTTAATTATATCAAAATACATATGATAATCAAATAAATCTTTTTCTAAATTATTATATACCGAATTTTTACTAATCCATTTATAATTATTAATATTACTATAAACATTGCTGTTACAATATTTTAATATATTTGAAATATCTGTAATAACTAATATATTACCATTTTCATCTTCTACTTCTAATATTTCATTATTAATAATTTCTTCATAATCAGTATTAGAAATAGAATTTACAAAATTATTAAATTCATATTCTGTCCAATTTAAATAGTTATTATTAACAGATATTTTAAAACTATCTTCCTTGAGTTCTAAAATACTATTAATAATTTTTATTAATTCAGAATCATTTTTAAATTCCATATTTCTAGTTTTCTCTATTTTATATATATATATATAATTCCATATATAAAAAATCAATTTTTAATTTTATTGATATTCAACAATTTCTACAATTTTATCAGTACAAAATCTATTTAGAAAATTAAAATGGAACATTGCTTTAAATATTTCAGTATTATAATTATTAATAGGTTTTATAAATAATCTATTATGATATACAATAAAATAAACAATATACATTTGACAATTTATTACAATATTCTTTTTATTCCAATGATTAATATTATAATTTAATAAATTTATTAAATTATTTTCAACATTATTTGTTTTTAATACATTAAAATAAAATGTAGATTGATTAAAATTATTCATATATTTAAATATAAATATAATATAATTTTCATTTTTTTTAAAATACTTAAGGAAAAAAATAGTCATATATTAAGAAATATGACAAGTAAAATTGGTATTATAAATAACTGCGATTATACAAAGACTGTTAAAAAACTACGAGAATTTTTTGATTCAAAAGGATTTAATGAAGTTCATACACAAAGTAGATTAAGTATTCTTGCGGCATGCGAAGATCCTCGTACAATTTCTACATATAGTTACGCTGGTCAAGTTTGGCCTTTACCACAAACTGGTCAAATGTGGTTAGAATATGAACTATTATCAAATCCAAAAGCTAAAGGTTTTTATTGCGTAAGTACAAGTTATAGAAATGAACCCAATCCAGTTCCTGGAAGACATGACAAAATCTTTCCTATGTTTGAATTTGAAATGAAAGGTGATATGGAAGCAATGAAAAATTTAGAAGTAGAACTTCTAAATCATCTTGGTTTCGGTAAATTTTATGACAACAAAGAATATCCAGAAGGAGATTATATGGATATTGCTAGAAAATATGGTGTTAGAGAATTAGAACACGAACATGAAGCAAAACTCTATAAAGAGAATGGACCCGTATTTTTCTTAAAACATTTCCCAAATTATAGCTCTCCTTTTTGGAATATGAAACAAGCCCCGCATCCTGCATCGCAGCTGTCGCCAAGTCCAGGTGAAGATAATAATTACGGCGGATATGCAAAAAAAATTGATGTTATTATTAATGGTATTGAAACAATAGGTAGTGCACAAAGATCAACAGATAGAGAAGAAATGCGAAAACAATTTCACGAAATTAGTGATGGAAGTTATGCGAATATTTTATACAGTAATTTTACAAAAGAAAGAGTTGATAAAGAATTAGAAGAATTTTTAGAATTTAATTTTTTTGAAAGATCAGGTGGTGGTATTGGTTTAACTAGACTAATTAGAGTAATGAAAGAAGCTAAATTACTCTAATAATAATATATTATAAAGAGATGTCGTAAATATCTTTTCTAACATTTTATGTCTTTCTTTACTATTTTTTTTTGCAAAACACAAATTTATTAATAATTTTGTATTTTTTCTATGATTATTTCTATATAATGTATATATTGGTTTTGGTACTGCAAAATCTATAAAATTATATTCAAATAATTTATTTATAATTAAATTATTTTCTAAATATTTAATTTTTTGCATTGTTGAATAATAATTTTTAATATCATTTAATAATGCTTTCGGTTTTTCATATAATATTAAAGAATATATATAATCCACTATATCATCTGGAAGATATTTAGGTATTATCATAATATATAATACATATTATAAATCATTTGGATAACCAAAACCACTAGGTCCTATTACTCCAGGATTCCCTGTTTCGCCCTTATTACCACTTGGTACAGGTATTGTCAATTCTACTAAGTCATCTTCTATTATTTCATCAAGTGATGGATAATTATTTTCTGGATATTTCGCTAATATATTACCATTTTCATTTATAAATTTTAGTAATGGCATTTTGCATTTACATTCACCCCCTTGAGGTCCAATTGGTCCTCTATCACCGCGAGGACCTGGTGGACCTGAAATATATTGTATTTGTTCATTTAATGTTTTATCATCAGATGCAATAATAGCATCTTCATTATCGATTAAATTAACTTTTTGTTGTGCTTCTGGTATTGCTAATGTATTTGGTAATTCTGTAAATTTTTCCTCTTCTGTATAATTATTAATAATTATAATTAATATTACAGATATTATCATAATTAATAATATTAATAATATTATTTTAATCATTCTTATTAATAATTATTATTTTTTTTCAAATGTAAAAAAACCAAAAGGACTATTTATTATATATGCTGGATAATCATTTAAATTAATATAATAAATATTTGAATTTTTTATTATTTCATTTATATGTAAATAATTATTAATATAATAATATACATGTCTTGTATTATTTTTGAATTCAATTATTAAAAATTTTTTTTTATTATCATAAATAGTTTCAATATAATTATTATATAACATTATATTATCAAATGAAATATTTGTAATTATTTTTGGATTATTAAATACTTCTTTTTTTTCTAATGATTCTAAATAAGTTGATGTTTGTAAAACACGTGAATTATTTTTATTTAAATAAATATTATTATTATTTTTATTTAAAAATAAAATACTTTTTTTGGGTTTAATTTTGTTATTAAATTTCAAATAATTAAAACTAAATACATAATAAATATTAATTAATAATAATAAATATATGAATATCATAATATTAATAAATATATATTATTATTATTTTATATAATATTACATATGTTTAATAATATATATTATATAAAATATATTAAATACAATGATATATATTAACAAAACATCAGTAAAAGTTTTGAAAAATAATAACAATTTTTCTTGAATAATTTCAAATTTGTTATCAAAGTTATCTTTATATTCTAAATTATTAGTTGAATTAACTAAATTTAATCTTGTTACTCTATTATGATGTAATTTAATTAAGTTATATTTTTTAATAATTGGCGTCATTACAAAACCATATATGTTATAATTTATAAATAAAATAAATAAAATTAGTACTAAGTTTGTTCTAAACATAATATTAAAAATAAATAAATAATAAAATTATCATTTTTTAATTAGAATACGCTAAACCACCCATCCCAGATAATATTCTAAGGACATTATAATTAACTGCAAATATATTTATTAAACCAGATTTTTCTGTTGCAATTTGTAAATGTGCACTATCAATTCTAGACATATTTAAAGTTCCTGATGGTTGATGTTCTTCTGGTTTTAATGCAAAAGAATATAAATTAATACCTTTTTTATAATCACCTGGAGTATTCTCATGATGTTGATATGGTTGTACAATAGAAAAATATTCACCTTCTCTTTCGGTGAATCTTTCATTTCCATTTAATTGTAATTTTACTGCTTTTACAGGATTCTCACAATTATAATCAGTAGGTTCATAATCAATCATAATAGATTCATAATGATTATATTCATTATATTGATTATTAGAATAATTATTCCAATATGGTTTACTTGCACTTGCATTTTTTCTATAATGTGTATCTGCAGTTACACTTCCTGAAGCGACAGAATCAGGTTTTACGACCCATACAATTTCTTTACAAGGATGATTGAAATTTAATTTAACACCTTTTAAAGATGTTTGGCCCCCAGATGTAACACCAGATGTTATTCTTTCAGAACCTGTAAATTGTAATTGTTCAATTAAATATTCATGAGATAATTGTGCAAATCTTCTTCTTTCATCTGTGTCTAAGAAAATATAATCAACCCATAATTCAGAATCTTCTAATTCAATTGTTCTAGACGAATTATTTATATTTGAATTATCGTTTGACTGTCGCGTATCATTATCATAAGACCAATTTCCCGCAGTTGCATCAACCATATCACTAAATTGCGCATATTCAATATTAATTTTAACTTCATGATATTGTAACGCAATTAATGGTAAAGCCAATCCTACATTTCTGCAAAACCAAAACTCTAAAGGAACATATATAGTATATGATTCTCCACTAGGTAGTAATATTGAACTATTGCGTTTATTGCCTCCAACCATTTTATCATAACCATCTTTTTTGCCTGCAGGCATACTTAATTCATTCCATATATACATCCATTCAGAATAATGTTTATCTATGCGCTGACCACCAATTTCTAATTCAATATTTTTTAATAATCTTAAACCAAAATATGGCACTAAAGCACATGATTTAGATGCATCTCTATTTGTTATCTTACCTTTAAAATATATTCTATTTATTAAATCTCCATTTCTAGTAATCAAAACACTTACTCTAGAACCAATACTAGAAGTTCCATTAAAAGTTTGTTCAATAGATTCTATAGCAAAATTAGTATGTCGTCTATATACAACTTTGAAAAATGTAATTTGAGGATTACCAGTTAGATAAACATCTTGAGCACCATATGCTACTAATTGTAATAGACCGCCAGCCATATAATATCTTTATACTATAATAGGAGAAAAAAAATAGTCTTATATGAATTTAAATAATTTAATTACTATATGCAATACCACCCATACCGGATAATATTCTTAATACATTATAATTTATTGCATATATTGCAAAAACACTATTGTTATTATATTTTGTTGAATCATAATCAAGAGAAATGAAAGATGTATCAATACGAGACATGTTTAATGTACCGGATGGTTGATGTTCTTCCGGTTTTAATGCAAAAGAATATACATTTATACCTGTATTATTTGGTATATTTTCATGATGTTGGAATGGTTGTATCATATTGAAATACATTCCATCTCTTTGTGTAAATCTATCATTGCCATTTAATAATAATTTTGCATGCTGAACTGGATTTGCTGTTTTACTATTTGGTCCTAATAATTTTTTAATATCATCATAATCATATAGGTCCAATACATTTACTACAGTTTCATTATTTGTATAATTAAACCAATTTTCATTAGGTCTTTCGGTTTTATTACTTGTTATAGTCCATATTAATTCTTTAACTGGATGATTGAAATTTAGTCTTACTTTATTACTTAATGATTCAAATCCTGTAAATTGTAATTGTTCGATTAAATATTCATGTGATGTTTGTGCAAATTTTCTTCTTTCATCTGTATCTAAATATACATAATCTACCCACAAATGAGCAGATAAATCCATAATACTTGGTAATGAATTACCATCACCATTTGTACATTTTTTAGCATCTTCAAATTGAATATTAATTTTAACTTCATGATATTGTAGAGCGATTAAAGGTAAAGCTAAACCAACATTTCTACAAAACCAAAATTCTAAAGGTACATATAATGTATCTAATTCATTTGCACCAGATAATGTTCCAAAAGTTAAACCGTCTGTTACTGTTACTTCAGTAAATACATTACCATCCTTATCTTTAAGTGTGGTTTCAACACCTATCAAATTCGCTTCAAAAACACTAAGGTCAAGGTGAAAGGTATCTCCAGTTGTATATCCAGCACCACTTTTTTTAATTCTAACTACATTATCTTCTGCATTTTTAACCTCAACTTCTAATTGTAAACCAAAACCAGTACCTCCAAGTACTAATGGATTATAAATACCGGGTTTTACTGTTGTAAATCGAGTTACATTAAGAACAGGTGTTGTGCCTATTACTGTTTTATTACCTTTGCTTCCTGAACCACCAACCATTTTGAAATAACCTTCTTTTTTTGATACTGGCAATGATAATTCATTCCAGATATACATCCAATCCGAATAATGTTTGTCCATTTTTTGACCACCAATTTCAACTTCAGCATGCTTTACGACACGTAAACCAAAATAGGGGCATAAATTATTTGCAGACGATTTTATAACTAAATAAGCTCTCGATATTAAATCACCATTTCTAGCAATAGTACTAGTTACTCTACTGCCGTATCCAACAGTACCATTAAAAGTTTGTTGTATAGATTCTAGAGCGAAGTTTGTATGTCTTCTATAAACAACTTTAAAGAATGTTATTTGTGGATTACCAGTTAGATAAACATCTTGAGCACCATAAGCAACTAATTGTAATAAACCACCGCCCATATATTATATGTATCTTATACTATAATAATAGAAAAAAAAACAGAAAAAATATCTAGTTGGAGTAAGCAATGCCACCCATACCAGATAATATTCTTAATACGTTGTAATTTACAGCGAATATAGATACTTGTTTATCAGCAGTAGTGTCACCATAATATTGTAAGTCTAATACAGCAGTATCTATACGAGACATATTCAAACTTCCAGATGGTTGATGTTCTTCAGGTTTTAATGCAAAAGAATATACATTAATACCTGCATTATTTGGTACATTTTCGTGGTGTTGGTAAGGTTGAACTAAATTGAAATATCTACCATCTCTAGAATAGAATCGGTCATTGCCATTTAATATTAATTTACCTTGAGTTACACCATTAACGGCGATACCCGATGGACCTAATGATGTACAAAGAGAAGCATAACTATTACCAGCATTGCTAGAATCGCTAACAGTAGTCTGGGTAGATGTATAGTTGAACCAATTATTATTGGGAACGTTAGCGGCGGCGCTGGCGACTGTGGTCTGGTCAGGGTCATGCACAACCCATACTAATTCTTTAACAGGATGGTTGAAATTTAATTTGATTTTGTTAGAAGCGGATTCACGACCAGTGAATTGTAATTGTTCAATTAAATATTCATGAGAAGATTGAGCGAATTTTCTTCTTTCATCAGTATCTAAATAGATATAATCTACCCATAAAGCAG